TGTAGAATGAAAAGATAAACGGGGGATAGGCAAGAAATTAACTAAATAAGGTAATTCAATATTTAAACCTGTTAAATCATCAACGCCTAAACCTATTACTTTATTTATTGTTGATATACTAGAATTTATAGTAAAACTTGATGTATAATTAAATGTGTATTTATTAGTGATGCTACTATATGTAATAGTAAAACCCGTAGGAAGTAAAGATTGTAAAACAGTAATTAATGAATTTACGTTATAATTACCAACGGGGACAACATATGAAACACCATCAATAACTAATACATTATTAGTATAATTAACTATGTAGAATGAATTTGGAACCTCGCAATGGTCAATCATTAAATAAATATTATTAATATGTTCATGATGGAATGCCAAGTCAGGCAAAGTAACATTAACTATACTTTTAAAACTTCCATTAACGGCATTAGATGAACTAATATTAAACATTCTAATTTTAGTTTTTATCATTATTATTATTATTATTTAGATTTAATTTTTCAGATAATGGCTTAAAATCTTTTATAGAATCTGCTATTTCTTCTTGCTGCTCTTTTATCTCATTAATTGCAAAATCAACCTCATCTTTATTTTTACAATGTTTATGAGATGCTATTAAATAAGCCATGCTTTCAGGTAATCCAACTTTTATTAATGATTTCATTTCACTTTCAAACTTTGTTTTTTCCATATTTATTTATATAAAATAGTTTAGATAAATTTATTAAAATTTTTTCAATTTATTAAATTTAATAAATTCTAAATTATTATAATGAGTAGTAAAAAAACTAAAGTAATTAATCCCCCGATCCAAGAACCACAAAACCAGCCACAAACTCAACCAACCGCCCAACAAGAAAATAAAGAAGAAGACGATGTAAAGATACAAGCACCTAAAAAAAAGCGTGTAGTTAGTGAAAAAACATTAGAAGCATTAAAAAAAGGAAGAGAAGCCTTAAATAAGAAATGGCAAGAAGATAAATTAAAAAATAAAGAATTAGAGGAAAAGTACGCAATTAAAAAAGCAAATAAAATAATAAAACAAAAAATGAACATAAAAAAAAAATATGATGTAGATGAAAATGATACTGAAGAAGAAGAACCAATAGTAATTAAACAAGAGAAGAAGCCAAAAAAGAAACAAATTATAATGATGCCCCCTGAATCAGATTCAGAAGAAGAAATAGTATATAAAAAACCATTAAAGCCAAGACAACAACAAACCCCCCAACCAAAACCACAACAACCAGCCCCAGCCCCAGCCGGTCGTATTTTCTTTTTTTAATTATAATAAAAATATTGAAAAATAATATTATTATTCTAATTATTATTATATAAAAATGTCATTTCCTAGTTCTGCTATAGGCTTACCCGTTGGATTAGATTATAAACTTGCACCCTCTCTTCCGGAAAGTGCCCGTTCTTTTTCTGTGAATGTGTCACCAGATGGTATCACATCAGTAACTGGTGGTACATTACCCGCCGCTACATTCGTAGCAAATAATAGTGGCTCTTTCGGGGCCTTTTCATCACAAGTAGTTTCATTTACTATTCCTTCTGGAATGTCTGACAGTGTATTTATGGACCCCACCGCTACTTCATTATCATTTACTTTAACTTATACTATCGGTACCGCCTCAGCCGGTGCTACTGGTGGTTATTTAAATTTAGTTGGTTCTGGTGCCTCATTCTGGGACCAATTAGTACTTTATTCAAATAACGTCCCCATTGAAACAATTGGTTCTTATGGATTATTACAAAACTTTTTACTTCAAAATACCGTCAATCAAGCAGAAAGATACGGAGGACTTAGTATTGCGTGCGGTGCAGATACTAACTCAGGAAACGGAATTGAACTTGCTCATAGTGCCACTGGTTCTTATAGATATAACTTCACTATTCCCTTACTATCAGTTATAGGTGCTTCATCAGATAAACTAATTCCCATCGGCTCCATCGGGAACATGCAATTACAGATGACAACTGCAAATCTTCTTCCTTTCGTCTCATATTGTACTGCAATTACAACTCAACCCGCATTAACTGGTAACTTTGTATTATCTGAATTTACATTAAATATGAAATATATCGATGTAGGCGATATGGCCGCTGCTTTACTTAAACAAACTTTAGTAGATGGTAAATGGTTTATTAAATCTCAAACATACACCAACAGCGCCGTAAGTATTCCATCAGGTTCTAGCGGAAGTCAACAATTATTACTCCAAATTAGAAATACTAGTGTTAAATCAATTATCCATCAATTCGGTATAGGAAATACAGATGCTACAAGTGCCGCCGTCTCCCCTAACGGTTATTACGATGCCTTCAATCCTGCGTTGAATGTACGTCAATGTCAAATAGGCGGTTTCTATTACCCCAATAAAAGCATCAACGACCTTCAAAGACCTTCTGAAGGCTATCAATATTTAATAGCCGCAATGGCTCAAGGTGGAAGTATCACTAAAGCCTACGGTACCGTAGTTACTCGTGATATGTACAATGCCGTTTTACCCTCAGTTCCCGCTGGTTCTGATACTTTCTGCGTAGTTCCTGCCGCTGCTTTAAGACCTGCTCCATCTGGTACTGATGGTACCTCTAATCAAATTGCAAAATGGCCTAATGGTTTCTATTGTGGTTACGATTTAGAAAAATGTTCTGGTACTCTTTTTCAAGGTGTAAATACTAGAAATCAACCCCCATTCTTAAACTTAAATATGGCCGTTGCATCTAATAGAACTATAACATGTCAAGCATGGGGTATCTCTGATGTTATCTTATCTATTGATACTGTAGCCAAACAAGTACAAGCATTTATTTAAAAAAATAATTTAATTATTTCTAAATTATATTATATGATTAGTTTTAAAAAAAATAAAGAACCTATATTAAATAAACCATCTTTTACAGTCGACGGTAAATTGCATGATAAACTAGATAATATAGAAGTATTTTCATTAATGAACAAACCGCATTTTTTATTATTATTAGGAAAGGCCGGATCGGGTAAGAGTAGTTTAACAATCAGTTTTTTAAAATCAAAAGAAGCGTTTAAAAAAATATTCCATGATATCATATTATTTTGTCCTCCTAATTCTCGTCATTCTGTTAGTGGCGACTTTTGGGGCGAGAACATACCCGAGGATTTAATATATGATGAATTAAATCTTGATAATCTCCATCAAGCATATGAACAAGCAGAACAAAACGCACAAGAAGGCTTTAAAACTTTAATTATTCTAGATGATGTTCAAAAGTTTTTAAGGGGTGACTGTGAGAAGTTCTTATTACATATGATAAATAATAGAAGACATGCCCATTTATGTATTTGGTTATGTTGTCAAAATTATAAATCTATACCAACCCAGACCCGCCAAGCCCTAACCGATTTAATAGTATTTAAAGTAAATAAAACGGAAATGTCGAACATATTCGACGAACAAGTAGAATTATTTAAAAGTGCATTTAACAAAATTTTACAAAAAACATATAAAAAAAATCATGATTTCATTTATATAAATACAAATTCACAAAGAATGTTTTATAACTGGGATGAAATATTATTATAAATAAATAACATTAGTAAAATAAAATTATAAAAATAATATCTAATTATAATTATATAATGGGTATTAAACAATTTTTTAATAAAATAGGTTCAGGGGCTAAACAATTTTTTAAAAAAGATGGAACCTTAGAAAAAACATTTTCTAAAGGTGGAAGTGCAGAAAAATTAGTAAATAAAATAGGGGCTGGTATTGATACAGGATTAAAAGTAGTTGGTGATGTTGCCGGCAAGGTGGGAAGAGTTGCCGGCTCTCTCGCCCCCGCTTTGATGGCAGTAAATCCAGAATTAGGTCTCGCCGCCGGTGCAATTGGTGCAGGTGCTAAACAAGTTGGGGGAGTCGTAAAAAAAGTTGGAAGTGCTAAACGGGACGCCGTCGATGCATTTAATAATAAAAAATCATCTATGATACAAGCAGTTAAACCAGCAGAAGCAGCAGCAGAAGAACCCGCGGTTAATTTTTCTTAAAAATAATAATTCAATAAAAAATTATATAAATTATTTTCTAAAATAGATTATATAATGATTTCAAATAAAGAAGTAAAAAGAAGTTTTAAAGTGATTTTAGATTCTTATAATAACAATTCTTATATAGGCTCCCAATTTAACGCGGATTATGATATAGATTTATTAAGATTAATTAATGATGATAAAGCATATGATAAACAATATAATGTTTATTGTAACTTTTTATCAAAAGCGGAAAATATAACAAATAATAATATTACAACAACTAATAATTATACATTAAGTTTAAATTTTAATAATACATCAAATCAACTTTATCAATATAACCAAACTAAAAATTATAGTTTTAATCTCCCAGTTGAAAATCTAACAGACACCGGCGGGGCTATTCATACATTATTTAAATTAAATGATAATACACAACAGCCCCTATTTATTCAAAATATTAGAAATTTGACAAAAATAAATTTACAAGTTTGTCAAAATACAGCAGGAACCCCCAACATACAAACTATTTTTAATCCAGCAGACATGACAAAATCGAAATATATTTGTATTTTAACATTTGTAGAAGCCTAAAAATAAATATTATTTTTCAACTTAAAATTAATTATATAATTTATTAATTATATTATATGAGTAATTATAGTTTTTCACCAACTCTAGACGGGTTAAATAACGTTGATGGTAATAGTATAAATTCTAATACGGTTATTACTGATTATTTAACAGTTAATTTAGGTTCTTCAGTTCCTACTTTATCACCATCTACAAATACTAATGAGATAGCATCTACCGCATTTGTCCAGTCGCTAGTTAGTGGCTTATCTATTAGTAATTACGTTACTTTAAATACAGTACAGACAATCACAGCCGAAAAAACATTTATAGATAATGTAAATATGACTAATGGATTATTAGGAAATTATATAAATGCTTCATCTTCTTTAGATACTCCGGCTATCGGATCGGGGCTTGGGTCAGATAGTTTAAGCGTCGGATATAATCAAACAACAGGCGTTTTAAATTTAGGATGTAGAAGTAATAGAACAAGCGCCATAAATATAGGAACACTAGCAACAGGGAACGCCCCTATAATTATTGGTTCTACTGCTTCTACAACACAGACGGCAACCCATAACGCCATAACAACATTTAATAAAATTCCTAATTGTTCAGTTGTCCCAACATCGGGGGATAATTTATGTAATAAAACTTATGTTGATTCAATGTCTGGCGCTGGTTTATTAAATTCTAATAATACATGGACTGGCACAAATAATTTTAAAGATGTAGTTTATATTAATAATCCAAGCGCTACAAAAACTATGATATTAAAAAGCACTAACCAAAATATTACATATACATTAGGGGCTGGTAATAGTGGTGGTTCTGGTGTTTCTTTTAATTGTAATACAATTACTGTTCCTTCAGATAATACAGAAAATTTATTAATAGTTCAATTTCCTTTTAATTTATGCGCGCTTGGTGCTGGTTTAAATTATCCGGCTGGAACAGTCACTTTAACTTATACTTCTTTTAGTATTAATATTTTAAAAAATGGAGCGTCATATTCTGGTTCTTCTCCGTCTGCTACTCTTTATAATTATGATACTTTTATACGTGAATGGAATCTGCTATCAACTAGTGTTAAATATCCCGTCTTTTCTGCTTTACTAGGTAATATAAGAATCCCCGTTTCATTAGATATTGGGAATACATCAACAGACACATACACTATTAATTTTACAGTAAATGGTA